CACCGCATCGGCTTGTTCGACTCGGCGATCGCGCAGTCCGACAACCAGTGGTCGGACGAGCTGCGCCAGGAGGTCGAGCGGCTGCTGAACGACCACGCGGAGCGCTTCGACGACGTGCTCGTCGTGCCGCACCACGGGCCGGAGCCGCCCTGGCCGCGCTACGACGCCTACAGCGGCACCCCCTCGCAGCTGCTGCGCAAGCTCATCGACGAGGGCCACGACCTGCAGGGCGTGCTCGACTACGAGCGCGAGAACCAGAACCGCGAGCGTGTCGTCGAAGTACTAACGACGGCGCTCAGCGACCCGGAGACGCTCGCGCCGCGCGAGGAGGAGATCGTTGGATAGGTGGCGCCAGCCGATCGTGCCGCTGCTGATCGAGCCGGTCAACCAGGTGCTGCTGCTCCCCGACGGGCGCCGTCAGGCTGAGGTGCAGTTCGTGCTCAGCGAGTTCGACATCATGCGGCTGCGCGCCGGTTACGGCTGCGCGAAATGCCTGCAGGTGTTCGAGCGCCCCTGGCCGGAGAAATGCCCCGCCTGCGGGGCCCCGATTCGAGACAAGCAGGCCGAGTACTTCGCGCGCGAGTACGGCGGCGTCGAGCGCTTCGGCCCCTCGACCACGCTCGCCGACGAGCGGGAACGACTGAGGGAGGGCGGATGAGCACGGTAACGATGATCAACTCGGTCGGCGAGAACGCAGCCGGATCCGAGATCGAGCTGCCCGACGAGATCGCGGATCTGTTCATCCTCCGCGGCTACGCCGACGGCACGCTCTCGCGCGACTACGACCCGAACGAGCGCGCCGAGATCCTCGGCGAGCAGCAGGTGGTGGGTCTCGGTGGCTAGCGCCCACTACAACCTCTTCTTGCAGGAGGCGTGGAAGGGCACGCTCGGCGATCTCACCTCGGCTGGCGTTGCGGTCAAGGTGCGACTGATGCGCAGCTCCGCGTACACGTTCAGCCAGGCGCACCAGTTCGCCAGCTCGCTCCCGGCCGCGCTCGTCACCGACGTCACCCTCGGCAGCAAGGTTGCGAACGGCAACAGCCCCGGCGGCGGCAGCGACCCGGGCTGCTTCGACGCCGCCGACGCGACCTTCGTCGCCGTCCCTTCCGGGGCCGCGATCGACTGCCTCGCCATCTTCAGGGACACCGGCACGCCCGCGACGTCGAACTTGATGAGTTACATCGATGGTTTCACTGTGACTCCGAACGGAGGCGACATCACGATCCAGTGGCAAGCCTCCGCGCCCTGGATCGCGAAGCTGTAAGGGGCTAGACGGTGGCGACCGTCTACGGCTCCACCATCGTCGGCACGTTCATTGTCGGCGACGGCCATGTTGTCGGGCCGAAGCTCACCCCGCGCAGCGTCTACCCGCCGGGCTTCATCGCCTCGATCTGCGGTGAGACGATCTGCGGCGACGGGCACGTCTCGCTCGGTGCCCCAAGCGGCCAGTTCGGTACCGTCACCGTCTCGACCTCCAGCCCGCAGTCGCGGACGGTCACGGGCCTCGGTTCCGCGCAGCTCTTCGGTACCCCGACCGTCAGGGCGACGATCACTCGCACGGTCGGAGCCGTCGCCTCGGTGGCGGCGTTCGGCACGATCGCGTTCCGCGTCTCGGCACCGACGGGTGGCGTTCCGACGGCGCAGCAGTTCGGCGTCCCGACCGCGAAGGCGGGGGCGGTCGTACGCACCGTCGGGTCGGTCGGCTCGGCGGCGAGCTTCGGCACCGTCAGCGCGAAGAGCGTCTTCGTTCGCACGGTCACTGGTGTCGGTTCGGCGCAGGCCTTCGGCACGCCGACGACCAAGACGACGGTCAAGGTCACGCCGAGCGGGCTCGGGAGCGCCCAGAGCTTCGGCGTCCCGACCGTCAAGGCAACCGTCACGCGCACGCTCGTCGGGCTCGGCAGCGCGCAGGCGTTCGGCTCGATCATCGCGGCCGTTCCGAAACAGGTCGGCGGCGTCTCCTCCGCACAGGCGTTCGGGGTGCCGCGCACCAAGGTCACCGTCCCAATCACGGGACTCGGCTCAGCGGGGCTCTTCGGGACACCGACGATCCCGCAGTGGCTGACCGTCCGCGGGCTCGGCACGGCGCAGGCGTTCGGGAACACGATCGGCGGTTTGTTCGTCGGGCATCTGTGGCTCGACGAACTCGACTGCATCGCCTCCGCGGACGTTCCGATCTGCGGGGTCGCGATCTGCGACGACCCCACCATCTGCGGCGGGCTCAGCTTCAACGAGACCTTCGATTGCCTCGACTCGCTCTTCCCGCCGATCGTCAACGAGTTCATCTGCGGGCAGCGACTCGTCGGCGGCATCCCCTTCCAGGCCGAGCTGGACTGCATCGACTCGCCGCTCCCGGCGCTCTGCGACGAGATCACGCTCTGCGGCACCGTCGTCTGCGGCGGTGCCAGCTTCATCAACGACGAGCCCTGCTTCATCGAGCCGGAGCCGCTGCTCGTCAACACGTTCCTGGTCGGGACACGTCTCGTCGGCGGCTACACGTATCTGTTCCCGCCTGTCACCCGAACCATTGATCTTCAACCTGCGGGGTGCCTATGACGTACACGAAGACAGTCTGGACTGACAACGTCACGCCTGTCGATGCGGCGAAGATGAACAACATCGAGAGCGGGATCGCCTCCGTTGATCTGGGCAAGCCGAGCTACGGCACCTCGCTGCCCGCCTCGCCGGTCGACGGCCAGGAGGCGATCCTGGTTGACGTCCTGGGCGGTGCGAACTACTCATGGCGGTTCCGCTACAACGCCCCGTCAAGCTCGCCGCGAAAGTGGGAGTTCATCGGCGGCACCCCCTGGATGGTGGCGGATGCCGCCAATCCCGGCACGCAGGGGGCGGGTTGGCACGAACTTTCGACGCCCGCCCTCACCATCCCTCGCAGCGGCTATTACATGGTCGAGACGAACATCGACCAAGGCGGCACCCAGGCTCCGGGGCTGATGGCGCAGGGGCCGAACTTCAGCGGCCAGCCGAGTCCCAGCTACTACAGCCAGTTCTACGCAGACTCAGCCAACGTCTGCGGCTGGGCACCGATCAAATGCCCGCTGCTCTGTTCGGCGGGCGCGGTTCTGAAGATTTTCGGCTACGGCGCGAACGGGACATGGACTGTCAACAACCGCTGGATCTGCGTCACACCGTTGGCTGTTTCCTAATCGAAAGGAGCACGATGAGTCCTGCTGGATCGAAGGAAGAGAAGAAGCTGCCGGTGCCCTCGGGGCATCCGCAGGCCGGGTACGTCAGCCCCGATCTGTCCGGCTCGGACGGGGTCGAGATCCTGCCCGATGAGGAGCAGAAGCTGAAGGACGAGCGCGACCAGGCGCGCGAGGACGAGCTGAAGGCCGTCACCGAGAGCGAGGACAAGGCGGCGCGCGAGGACGCGAAGGCCGCGGAGGAGGCTGCGAAGGCGCAGCAGGCCGACGCGAGCAAGCAGGCCGCGCCGACGACCACGAAGGCCAGCTCGGGCTCGTAATGAGCGCATGGTGGGAAGCCCCGTACAAGGGTGGGCCGATGGTTCCCGTACCGGGCTTCCCGCGTCCGCTCTACCCGCCCGATGCCGCTCCAAACCGGACGCCCTCGGTCAACGGGCCGGACGTAGAAGCCTATAAGCGGACTTGCTGGCGAGCTGGCAGATGGCCGGGGCCCGCCTCGAACTTCGACCGAGCCTTCTCGAACGCCTTCAGCCACGGCAAGTCCGGGAACGTCGGCGAGACCGGGATCGCCGGAGTGCAACGTCAGCAAGGCATCGAGGCTTCGGGATTCGTGGGATTGGCAACGTTCAACACGCTGCGCTCGATTCGCTGCCCGACAGGGCCCCATCAGGGCGAGATGGCGATGGACGCCAACGCGGCGAACCTGATCGCGCAGGCCTGGCAGCTGTACGGCGGCGAGGAGCCAGCTCCCGAGCCGCCGCCCGTCGAGGGGAAGACGACCAGGCAGCGCGCGCTCGAAGCCGCGATCGGCTACATCGGCTACAAGGAGAACCCGCCTAACAGTAACGACTCGAAATTCGGAGAATGGTACGGCGCTAATTACCAGCCGTGGTGCGCGACATTCGTGTCATATTGCTACGAGGTTGACGCGGGCGGATCGCCCAGTTTTGCGAAAGGGCAAAACTACGCCTATGTGCCATATATGGTCTCGGACGGTAGGGATAACCGAAATGGCTTGAGTATCCCCAGCTCGGTTATTCCGGGGGATCTGGTGACCTACAATTGGGACGGCGGCCCGGACGGCACCTACGATCATGTCGGCATATTCGAGGCCTGGACGGGCGGCTCGAGTTTTACGGCCATCGAAGGAAATACTTCGGTTGACAACAACAGCAATGGAGGGGCCGTGATGCGCAGGCAGCGCTCGGCTACCGCGCAGACGACGACCTTCATTCGCGTCGCGTGACGTGTCCTCCGACACGATCGCGGCGTTCGGGGCGTTCCTGTCCGGCGCCGGGAGCGTGCTCGGCGCAGCGTTCGTGATCCGCTCGATGCGGAAGCGGATGGAGCGGGAGTGCCGCGAGCGGCTGGAGCTGTACAAGCAGGGGCTCACCAGGGGGGAGGAGCATGATCGCGTTCATACGGAGACAGGGTCTGGTGATCGCGATGCTGGGGGCGTTGGCCCTGGCGAGCATTAGCGGGTTCTTCGCCGCCAAAGCCCTCGGGGTCGGCTTCGCTGGGGCGCCGACGAAGACCACCACGGTTCAGGTCGGCGGCGAAACAGGCCCGACCGGCCCGGCAGGGCCAGCAGGCCCGGCGGGGCCGCCGGGGCCAGCCGGAACCGGCGGTGCTGATCAGTGCCCGACCGGCAGCGACTTCGAGGCGGTCGTGCTCAACTCGCCGGGCGGTCACGTCGAAGTGTGGACGTGCGTGAAGCAGTGATCGCGACCGACGCTTTCTCGGCGCTCCCGGTCGTGCTCGCGAGCATGCTGATCCTGGTCTTGATGGTGCTCGTCTACAAGTACCTGACCCGCACCCGCGACATGCGCGTCGGGAAGACACGCTTCGGGTTCTTCGTCGAGCGCGAACCGTTCGAGGACGAGGAGGTCGAGGCCGTGACCGAGAGCTGGCCGAAACGGGGGCTCGATGACTAAGAAGCAGATGCAGGATCAGGTCGTGAACTGGCTCGGCCTGCAGGACGTCGACTCCTACAACGAGACGACGATGGTCAACGACCTCCTCTACCAGGGCACGATCGACCTCTTGTCACGCACCCGCTGCACGGTGCGCTGCGTGCAGCTGCGCGTGCAGGCCGGGCAGGACGAGTACACGCTCGACCACGGCATCCTCGCGCTGGTCGACGTCGAGAACGGCGCCCGCCCGAGGCTGCGCCGCAACCAGCTCGCCGACGCGACCGACCCCGGCTTCACGCTGATCCGCTCGGACGTGCTGCTCGTCGCGCCCGCCCCGACTGTCGACGGGACGATCCAGGTCTGGGGCGTGATGCGCCCGCAGCAGATGACGGCCGACACTGACTCGCCCGACAGCGAGAGCTTCGGCGCGATCCCGACCGAGTACCACGACGCGATCGTCACCTACGCGATGTGGAAGGCGGCCGACTACAGCGACGACGCCGGGTCGCAGCAGGGCGAGCGCTACCGTGTCCTCTACGAGGGTCAGGACGGCCGCGGCGGCAGGCTCGGGCAGATCAAGAGTCTGGTCAACAAGCGCGGCACCGCGCGCGCCGCGGCGCGCAAGGTGACGGTCAAGACCCTCAACTCGCACGCCTCCTACGTCGGCTGATGGGCGCACCGACCTCGCTGCTCGGCAACGCGCGAGCGTTCGCCCGCGACTTCGCGCGCGACAAGATGACCCGCGACTACCTGTGGGACGTCGTCG